CTTGAAGTACAGGTTCAAGCTCAAGACGTTCGACTCCAACTTCGACCAGTACTTCCTGCCCTCCTTCTTCGACAACAGCAAGGAGATCGAGTTCAAGCACATGATGGACGAGATCTACTACTGCAACTTGTTCAACTACAACCACGGCAGCCGGGCCCACAGGGACAACGCCTACATGAACAAGATGGAGGAGGTCGAGGAGAAGTACAACAACTTGATCACCTCCTACAAGCCCGGGGAGGACAAGGACTGGAAGGACTTCGCCTTCGACAAGTCGGTCTACGGGATGTTCGACTTCAACATCATGAAGGCCGCCATGTCCATGTGGATGGGGAAGGCCAACAGCAAGGAGATGATCCTGGAGAGCCTCTGGTTCGCCGTCAACCAGACCTTGGCGGAGGTCATGAAGATGACTCAGTCGGTGGTGTCCGCCCCGACCCCCTTCCCCGAGTTCTTGGAGGTCTCCGACTTGGCGGAGAAGACCACCGTGCTCGAGGCGACCTTGTTGGAGTTCGACAAGTACCCCGTGGCCAGCCTGTGGTCCATGGTGTCGCAGGACGAGATCTTGGTGGCGGTGTTCTCCACGTTCTCCAAGGACCAGATCGGGAAGGCCAGGGAGATCCTGGTCCAGGCGATCCGGACCCGGTTCTACACCGCGCTGTTCAACGCCTTCTTCAAGAAGCTCTGCACCTTCCACGAGAAGGACATGATCACCAAGGAGGACATGAAGAGGGAGATCCAGGCCAAGGCGAACAACGAGGGCAGGGAGTCGTTCGTCAAGACCGCCTCGGGGGACTCGGAGTACATCAAGATCCCCTTCAGCTTCAACGTCGACTCCTCCAAGTGGGCCCCGGCCATGGTGATGCAGCAGTTCATCCAGTTCTTCGACAAGATGGAGTTGCCCATGGAGATCAAGTCCTTCTTCAACAACGTCTTCAGGTCGTACTCCGCCAAGCTGTTGTTCGGACCCAACACCTTCTTGAAGAAGAAGGTCAGGCCGGAGGAGGAGAAGGACGAGATGAAGAGGAAGGTCAGGATGAGGATGGACGAGATCAACGGCGCCATCTGGTACAAGAGCGGCATGGGCCAGGGGAACTTCCAGCACCCCACCACCTTCTTCCACTGCTTGGTGGACGACTACGTGGACATGATCACGAACAGGGTCTTGACCGACACCTTCGTCAGGAGCATCGAGATCAGGAGCATGATCTCCTCCGACGACGTGTGGAAGCACTACACCTTGGAGATCAGGAAGTCGAACTGGCTGCACACCTTCTTGAAGGTCTCCCTGATCATCTCGGACATCTTCACGGTGGTGAGGAAGGCGACCAACATCCACATCAACTGGAAGAAGTCGGGCTTGCACCTGATCATCTCGGAGTTCAACTCGGTCTTCAGCATCTTCAAGAGGGTGGTCGTGGCGTCCGTCAAGGACATCTACACCTCGGTCAACATCGTCGACATGACCTACCCGGAGCTGGCGGTGAAGGAGGCGTTGGCCGCGATCAGGAGGCTGCTGGAGGCCGGGTGCTACTTGGACACCATCAAGGTCGCGTTGAGGGAGATGAGGGCCAACCTGATCGAGTGGTACGCCTTCAAGGAGGACAGCTTGGAGCTGATCATGGAGGAGTTGAAGATCGAGGACGTGGACTTGATGCCCTTCCACTTAGGGTTCATCCCCCAGAAGTTCCCGATCGAGACCATCTTGTACGGGCCCGAGATCCACATGTTCAGGAAGGACAACAGCGCGAACCTGGAAACGTTCTACCACAACATCTACTCGGCCGACTCCTTGAAGGACGACGAGATCTCCGTGGCCAAGGACCTGGACGAGGCCATCACGGGGAAGTACTACATCGAGCTGCCCTTGAGGATGGACAAGAAGGTGGAGGAGATGAAGGAGAGGGTCTTGGAGAAGATGGACATCTCGAAGGAGGAGGCGATGGACATCTTGAACAAGTGGGCGTTGAACGACTTCAGGGACTCCCACAACAGGGAGGAGTTCTCGAGGTTCGTGTTGAAGTACACCATGTCCGTGCAGAAGAGGTTCGCCTTCTCGGAGACGTACAAGCAGAACTCCCTCATCAGGGCCTTGCAGATGAACGGCCAGAAGCTGATGATGAAGCCGGAGCCCAGGAACATCAAGGAGATGGAGAAGAACCTCATCTTGTCCGCGTACCTCGAGAGGTTGGAGGAGTGCGGCAGGAACATCCTGGTCGAGGAGTTCGTGAGAAAGGTCTTGGAGAAGAAGCCCAAGCTCAGCAGGATCAACATCATGAGACCCTTCAAGGTGATCTGCGAGGAGGCGGAAATGGTGGAGACCGAGATGCAGGTGATGTCCTTGAGGAGTATCTCCAGGCACCCGAAGGTCAGGAAGATCCAGTTGAACCTCACCAACGCCTACGAGACGGTAAGGGAGTCCGAGATCGTGGA